ATAATGAAAATTATCTATGCAATATATTAGATACTGCAACTGCAAAAAATATATCAAAATGCGGTGAAGAATATAGCAATGCTCTAAGTGGTTTTTTAAAATTTTATTATGATGCGGATTATGCAGAGTGGGTTAGTCACCAATCTTTAAAAAGCATATATGATCAAAAACCAAACTACCAAAAAATAATATGGATAAACTCTATAAAGAATAATTTTATCAATCCCGTGGATAATTATTCCGTCAGCATAGACGGAAATCTAATTGATGTTTTGTTAAAAGAAATCCATCATCAAAATATTAAAGATTTTGAAGAATATTTCAAAATAAACCCAAAAGAGATTGGAAAAATAAACCATCTTACCCCAGAAAACAATTATAATTTGGCTGTATTTTTAAAAAATGTTATACTTGACCCAAATGCAAATAAAGACCTATCAAAACATAATTGGACATTTAATTGACAAACTGTAAACCAATCCGCAAATGCCTGTGTTGTGGCAATATTAACCTTAAGTTAACCCTTGATTTGGGCGATCAACCACTTGCCAACAGTTTTAAGGCAAGTCCAACTGAGGCAGAAAACACCTATCCACTGGCGGTAAATTATTGTGGTGACTGTTCTCACCTACAGTTAACTCATGCGGTTGATGCTAACATCATCTTTAAGAATTACCTATACGTAAGCGGAACCAGCATTACAATGCAGAATTATTTTGCATGGTTTGCAGATTTTGTTATGGAGTATTTCCCTGATGTTAAACCACGCAAGGTATTGGAAATTGGGTGCAACGATGGTACTCAGCTAAACTACTTTAAGAAGCATGGATTGGAAACCATCGGTATTGACCCTGCGGAAAATATCTATCCTATCTCATCTAAGAACCATAAAATCATTTGTGATTTCTTAACACCAGAAGCACTGCTCAAAGTTGGCAGCACTCCTGATATTATCTACGCACAGAACGTATTTGCACACCAAGATGATCCAGAAGCCTTCCTAAAGATGTGTAAGCTGGCAATGAACGCAAACACACTGCTATTCATTCAAAACAGTCAGAGTGATATGATTCAGAATAATGAGTTTGATACAATCTATCATGAACACCGTAATTTCTTTAGCGTAAAGAGTTTGTATACACTTGCCAATAGCGTTGGTCTAAACATGATTGACGTATTCAAGGGAACTATTCACGGTGGCAGTAACATATTTGTATTCTCTATTGACCAACATAGCCCTGCACGTATACAGGCGTTTCTTGACTGGGAAGAATCAGTAGGACTATACAAATATGATACCTACAGCAACTGGGCGGCAAATGCACGTCGTACTGTCAATGACTTAAGTATGGTCTTAGATGGTCAGCGCAAGGGCCACAATCGTCTAATCGTAGGTTACGGTGCACCTGCCAAGGGTAATACACTGCTTAACTTTGGTCATATCAATATGGATTTTATCATTGATGATAATCCACTTAAGCAGGGCAAGTATACTCCAGGAATGAGTATACCTGTTGTGACGATTGACGAACTTAAACGGTATCCAGACCGTGAGATTTGCTTTGTGCCACTGGCTTGGAACTTTTTTGATGAGATCGTCGGTCGTATTAAAAAAGTTAGAAACTTCAGTGGCGATGTATTTGTAAGATACTTCCCAGATATTAAAATACAATAAATATACACATGCGTAGTAAAGAATTTTTATCAGAATCAAAAAAGATTATACTTGAAGGTGGAAATATGTTTAGCAGTGCTGAACAGTTTGACCAAAAAGATGCACCTAAAATTACGAAAGCTGTCAATGACATTCTTTCAAGTATTGGTATTCACGTAATACCAGTAGGTAGTGGCGCAACACCAACACCAGGTAAAAAGAGTGGCGACTTTGATGTTATGGCTGATGAAGCATTGGTCATGCAGAAGTTTAATGCTAAAGACGGGAAAGCAGCACGTAAGGCACTCGCCGAACATCTTGCAAGTCTTGGATATGAAGTTGCACAAAGTGGTATCAACGTTCACCTACTAGTTCCAGTTGGTAGCAAACATGTTCAGGCTGACATTATGGTAACACCAAATGCAGCAGCAGTTAGCCAATTCCATCGCCATATTCTTCCACCAAATAGTCCATATAAGGGTGTTCATAAGCAGATTCTTCTAAGTGCTGTAGCAAAAACTAAAAACATGATGTGGAGTCCATGGCAGGGGCTGTTTGCTCGCACACAAGACGGTAAGCGTGGAGAGTTTATTTCCAATGACCTAGATAAGATTGCAACATCATTATTAGGCAACGGTGCCACCTCTGATGATCTAGGTAGCGTAGAAAGTATTCTTGCAAAGCTACCAGAACAAAATAGAATTGCAATACTAACCCAGCTACAGTCTGATCCAAATTGGACAGCCAATCAGGTAGAGAGTAAATGAGAGCCTTTGAGTTTTTAACCGAAGCTAAAGGCATTTTCGGTCGTAAGATCGGCGATCCATTTATCAGTGATAATGGCGTTACTGCTACTTTTCAGGGCGCAGACATATTTCCTGACACTAAAACAGGTAGTGCATATGCAACAGTAGATGATATGCAACTTGCGGTTAATGATTACCAAAATACAAATGGAGTTATTGATTGGGTTAATAAGCCAAATCCAAAAACTCGTGCATTTGCTATTGCAAAGTTAGATACAGAAGATGGAACACCAATATATTGGGGACGTTGGTATACTACTGTCCCCGCATCTCTTGTTGGAACATGGGCAAATAGTGAAACTCCAGCAGGATGGATGTTTAACAGTAAAACTGCAAAGAAAGCACGTAGTGGATTAACTCCACAAGATTTAATTAAAACACAAGATTATTTCAAAGGTGCTGAGTCAGTCATTGAAACTATTCGTGCCAACGGTGCCTCACCAGAAATCATTGAAGGTTTACGTATGGCGGCACTGGGAAATACACCAGTGTTTAAGAATCAGGCTGAAAACTTAGCTGCTATTCGTGATCATCTTGGAGAAATTATAGTTCCACTGGCTCTATTAGGTGGTGGCAAAATAGTTGGTGGTGATGCAGAATCTGCAAGAACTAAGATTTTAGATGCCGAATGGAATGAGTGTACAGTAAATTGGCCACAGAATAAAAATCATAACTTAATCGACAGTAACTTTTATTCAGCCACTAGTTCCCTTGGTATTAGTAACAAAGGAAACCGTGGTGCTTTTGCTAGCGTTTCTAACATCTATGCAGCAGTTCAAAAAGCATCTGAGCAGATGAAAAATACACACAAGTCTGCTATCGATATTATTAATACTATCCAAACTCAGAATGCAAAGGAAGGACCAATCGTTCTTGCACAACAATTTGGAATCATCGATGAATATCTTGCACGAGAAATACGTGAAAATCTTAAAGTAGTGAGTACAGATACCAATAGACTAAGTGACAATGCTAAAAAACACTTTGCTCTATACGGTAGTGTTCCAGCAAGTTCAGGATTTAGTGTTGGACTAGTATTGCTTAATAATTGTGCAAAAGCTGTTGCTGCCAAGCTGAATGAAGATTCACAGTTTCAAAAAAGCTGTATGGCATTTCTTAACCAAGCAAGCATTATTCAGGTTTATATGAGTGCACGTGCTGTTGGAAATGATGTTGAAATAACTAATATGAACTGTGTATATCCACCTAAGTTTACAGGTGGTGTTCGTATTGATGCTGGAAAGAACTATACTAGTACTACTACTAAAGGAAAACTTAGTTTTGATATTGGTAAAGGTGAAGATACTAGAGAAGTAACACCAACTGAAGTTGAACCAGAATCAAAATATGCTGAGCCTGTTCCAGTTGATCTATCGACAGGTAAACTTTCTGATCAATATTCAACTCCAGATACAGGAATCCCCTCACCAACTGGTAGGTCGGAGAGGGGCTAATTTGTCAGTATCTTTGCTAGTTACGCCTGACGTGTAATAAACAACTCACGTTCGCTATTAGTCTGGAAAAACTCCTTAACAGTTTGGACAACTACGTCCTTGTCAAAAGTCTTGCAACTAAAAACATCAAGATAGAATGTATCTGTATCGTCACAGAAGTGTGCACAGATGTTTGATGTTTCAATCAACTGAACAAGTGTATAACCTTCCTTGTTACCCGTGCCAAACTTAACAATCTGTGGCTCGCCGTATGCCACCATGTCAATACGCTTGACTAGTTCCTTAGTAAATGCTGCAATGTTTGCTGCGTCAGTGATGGATGCATGATTTGCTCCAGCACAGTCAAGCATAAGATGATAACCCCAGTATGCTGCCATTTGAATCTCCTTGATGTTAGCAGTAGAAAAATTATTTATTAGGATATACGCCTAAACGGTTGAAACAATCCGTTAGACGTTGTATTTGATTAAGGCAATCCCACAATGCGTGATGTTTGCTATTGCTTGGGATATTATGATCTGGAACTAACTTGTAGATAGTTCTAGCATCGTGACATTGCCAATATTGCCACGGATTTTGAAACCCAATATCACGATTACAACTTTCTAGAATTGGCATGTCAAATGAAATACCGTTTGCCCAATAACGGTCACCGCCACTGGCCCATGCGTTAAACTCTTTCATTGCATCTGACAAATCTAATCTATTTTCAGGATTAAAAGCCTCGGCACGAACATCGGCATCTTGGCTACTCCACCAGTTCTTAGTAGATTCGCTGATGGTTCTATTAGACTGACCAATATCACCTTCTCCAACATGCCATGATTTTACACGGCAATAGAAAAAATCTAATTCCGTTGGGTCAGCAATCCAGCCATAATCTACACGTGGATCAAATCTGATACCAGCAATGGTTAAAACCACGCTTGTGGGGGTGGTATCAAGGGTTTCAATGTCGATCATAACGTCTGTAGGTTTTTTCATAGTCTGACTATACCATAAAAATAAATCATGTCAAGTATTTTTTACCGTCAAGAATAAATAATACTATTATCGGAGTCAACTGAATGACCGCTCAAGAATGGCAATGTGTTCGTCGTAATATCCCCCATTGTTGGGCATGGCCTGAACTCTGGATGGGTTGCATCGGGGGTGCGATCACGGGTGTAGTTCTCTTAGAAGTTATCCTACATTTTACAAAATAATAGGAAACTTTTCATGGATTGGTTAAAATTTATAGGTGAAGTTGGATTTCCGATAGCTGCAGCATGTGCTGGCGGCTATTTTGTTTTTTTAACCATGAAATTCATACTTGCTGGTGTTATGAGCAGCATAAAAAGCATAAGCGGTATCATCGTAGCTCTTGATAATCGTGTAAAAACTATGAATCATGACGTGATACGCATTGATACTCTTATGAGCAATGTACTAGGAGTTAGACCAGATTTAGACCGTATTGCTCGTGCAGATGGTAAGCAAGACGCAAGGAGAGATTAATGGATTTGCCTCAAGTAGCTGAACAAATTAACAAATATGGCTTCCCAATTATCGCTGCTGGCGGCATGGGATATATGATTTATTATATCTGGAAATGGGCAACAGTAGAAGTTAAGCCTGTTCTAAACGAAGCAAATACTGTATTGATTGCATTGATAGATCGTGCTCGTATGTTAGATAATGATTTAATTAGATTAAATCAAAAGTTAAACGTAATATTAATGTTACGTAATCCAGACAGAGATTAATTACTTACTGGTAGCACGATATACGCCATCCCAACGAGATGGTAGTTCTTGCTTTTCTAATTCATCTATACGCTTTGACATCATATCGTAATATTCTGTTAATTGTCCGTCAAATGATTTTCTAAGCGTTTTCATGGCAAATCTAGCACCATCCCAGTCTTGGCTCTGATACAACATTAGAAAATGTCTATGATGCGAGATAGCTGGACCCCAATCACGCCCATTAATTACAGTAAAAACATTAACTGCATCGTGCTTGCCCTTGACTGCGATACTATCTAATTGCACAATTGGTATTCGCTTAAACACTAAGTTTGCAGTAGTTGGTCCAAGAATTATACGAACACCATAATTTTTACTTTGTCCTTCTAGGCGTGATGCCAGATTAACTCCGTCACCCAAACAGGTATAATCAAAGCGATATACGCTACCCATATTGCCAACCACCACAGGAGCAGTATTAATGCCAATCCCCATGCCGAAGGCAGGTATTCCTTCTGCTGCGATTTCTTTGTTAAACTCATCTAGTCTCTCCAACATTTGCATTGCAGTTGATACAGAACGATACGCATGGTCAGCATCATCAAGTGGTGCGTTCCAAAATGCCATTTGAGCATCGCCAATGTATTTGTCGAGAGTTCCACCGTTGTCAAGAATAGGTTGTGTCATAGCGGTCATATAACGATTCATTATCTTGGTAAGACCCTGAACATCATCGCCATAGTGTTCACTAATAGTAGTAAACCCACGAACATCACTGAACATAATACTAAGTTCACGAGTTTCACCCCCAAGTCGTAGTAGTTCTGGGTTCTTCTGCAACTTCTCAACCATTGCTGGCGATAGGTAACTTCCAAATTGTTTCTTTATACGTTGCTTCTGTAAGAACTCACTTACAAACTTAAGTGTATATGCATGTAATGCTACCAATACGATACCAACAGTAAATGCGGTTGCGTCGTATAACCACAGATACTGCTCAAACACATAAAAACTAGCAGCAATACCAAACACAGATATGAATACAGTAGCACCAATGCCAACTATTACCCAACGTGTAAGTGCAATGAGTGCAATACCTGCTAGTAACAGTGCAATGATTTCAATACCATCTGCATAGTCTGGGCGAGATATGTTTACGCCATTTGCAAGTGTTGCAATTACTGCAGATTGAAGTTCGTGTGGGTTTACTGCACCGATAGGAGTAGGAACTGGGTTTGCAATACCAGCAGCACTGACACCAACAACCACAATTGCTCCATCAAAATTATCTGGCATACCAGATAGGCTAACCGACTGTGAACGTTGGCTATAATCAATCCAAACACGGCCAAGATTGTCAGTAGTGATAGCACCAAACTTTGGAATACGTAATTTCTCTACGCCAAGTTCACTTAATTTAACTTGAAAGGTCGAGTCTCCACTTAACACACGCAGAACCTCTAGTGATACGCCATCATATAGTTTACCATTGATAGCAGCTACCACTGGCATACGACGATTTACACCGTCAATTTCTGGCAGTGTATTGATAATACCAACGCCAGCGGCTGATGACTCTAACTGTGGGATATTAGCAATAATTCCAGGATATGTTACGATACGATCAAGATAGTTACTGTTTACAACAGCAGAACCAACTACGTGTGGTTCATTCTTACTGCTGGTAGCAGGAACGTCACCTAGAATTACTGGATTGGTTTTCAATACCTCACTAAGTGCAGCATCACCGCCGCTGCGGTCAGCTTCTGGCATAAGCACATTGAATACTACAAGGCCAGCATTGCGCTTATAAATGTCAGAAATGATCTGTGCATACACACGACGGTCAAATGGCCACTGACCATACTTGTCTAGTGCTGCCTCGTCTATATTAACTGTATAGATTGGATTTTGTGTAGGTTCTTTATGTGTAATGAGTGTGTCAAAATAGCGTAGTCGAACACTTTCAACAAATGTTGGGTCTATGAGGCGGATAGCAATGATAAGGACAAGCGTGATAATTGCTGTCCACGGACTCAACAATATTTTCTTCATATCTACTCACTGGTGTATTTAATAATAAAACCTACGGTGCGGATACTGATGGTTGTGTTTACAAGAAGCCGCTCGGTTGGAATCGACGCTATCTAGTTAGTTTATTCAACAACTCTCCCCACCCCTTTCAGGCGAGTCTGCAGAAGCGTCTGCAATCGCCGCACCGTAGATTACTACTTACTGACCCTGACTAACAAAGTCATTAAGGATTTTAGCTTTAGCAACAATATCTTCCATGCTGTAAATTGATGGAAGTGTAGGTGCAGGTGGTGGATTTGAACCTTCAATGCTCATAGCCGCTGCGGTGCGATTATTCCAATCGTTCCGCATCAAATCTACTTTTTGGAAATACTCGTTATCGAGTGCTTGTTGTGCCATCTTGAGAAGTTCAAGACGAATCATGTATGCGTTTGACATTATATTCTCCTTTGTGTGTTTGTGTGTAATGTCTGTTCACTGTTGTGAACAATACTATTTAATCATACTTCACAAGGTAATGCAAATTTTAATTTAGTGCTATTACTTTATCGGTGCCAAGAATCTTAGCAGTAAACTTGCAAGCACGTGGATTAATAATATTCACTTCTTTTTCTTCTGGATTACCACGAACATCTACGTGCAGATTACTGATGTTATTGGGCGGTGTCTGGCACTTCAATAGAACGTATACTGACTTACCAGCACTGTGTGTTCGCCCTTCTACGCCCTCAATATAATCATCTATTACATCACGGTCAACTGTCCAGTGCGAACCTAAATCTTCACGATTTAGGTCTTCAAACTTTTCTAAGAACACAATACGGTACAGTGTTCCACCGTGTTCAATGATAGCATCTACTGTGCCACTGTAATCGTGTAGCTCAACAGTTCCACGACGTGTCTCGCCATAATAATCAGTCCAGAACTTCTGTGTTTCCTTATAATATTCTGGGTCAATTAGCCTATTGTTCTTTTGTTTTGCTGGCGTAGGCATTGTATCAAAGTAATTTCGTGTATCTTCATCACGAACAATACTGTACTCTTCTGCTTTAGCACCGCTATTTTTTACGGCATAATCAATGCGGTATTTTTTATACCAATCCTTTGCTTGTTCATATGAATTAAAAAACTTTGCACCATCATGCATATCGGCAATCTTGCCATTACGATATAATTCGTAGTGTCCTGGTCCAGTCTTAGATGGTGGGTTTTCAATTTCAGTGATACGCATATAGGTGTTCCGTTGCATAATCAAGTTGTTGTAGCGGAATACCAGCATGTGTATATCCAGCATGAATCGACGCAATATAATCATCGCTTGGTTTGGTATTCTGTAGTCGCTTACGTGTAGCAGGTGTCATTGTATAAAGTTCAGCAACGTATTTTTCACCACGATGGTAAACTGGCACAGTTTTACGGTCGTATAGTGTTGGATACCCCTCTGCACTATCTAGGTGATGCAGCCATTCACGATTGATTTCCCACAGTGCACCTACAACGTAATCACCTGGACTTGGGATGACATTTGCGTATTGCAACATTTCCATAGTGAAGTTTTGTAGGGTGGCTGGACCGATTAGGTGTGGACCAGTCATGATTGATGGGTCAGTGAGCATACCGTATGCAAAGTAATATGTCGGTGCTTCACCTGCTTCGGTGAGGATTTCTTTAATAAGCATGTGGTATTTATTGGTTAATTGCGTATATAACTATATCCGCTACAAGGCGGAGTGTAACACTGTATAACCATACTGCCAGTGTCTCCTGCTGTTGGATTAGTTTGGACCACAGTTGCACTAACTCCAACACCACTCATACTAAGAGTGAAACTCTTATCTGGTCCACTCTGTGTAATACTAGCAACACTGTTACTGGTAGAATCAGTCATGGCAACAATCGCACTGTTGTTTCCTGTACCACTTTGATTGATAGTTATGCTGTTGTTATTATTGGTTGCTCCTGGAGAACCACCGATATATGCACTCTTTGTTCCAGCACCTATCTGCATAATGCTTAACTCATTATAGTCGCCGCTGTTTTTTATGGTGGCGCTCGCATCAGTGGCTGATTGTGTGACACTGATATTATTGCCATTTCCAACTTGGTCTATCCTGACTAAGTTATCTGCGTATGCTGGGGTGATTAATAGTAGAAATAATAGTTTTTTCATTGACTCTGCTTTATGATTATACTCGTCCCGTTTGGCTGATTAACGATTTGTTTAACAGTTACTCCGTCTTGTTGTGTTATCGTAAACGTTGTATTCGCACTCTTATCTATCGTTACTTCTGCATAATCGCCATTTGGTGAGTTACGATACAGTGTTACTGAATTATTATCTATAATATAATATAATCCCGCTGCCTTATTAATTTTAAAGTTAGGTAGCAGTGAGTTTTCATCGCTTAGTCGGCTGTCTAATAGTCCACTGTTTAATAGGTCTAGTATATTATATAAAAATGCTTGGTCTAAAAAGTTAATACTCAATCTATCAAGTGGCTCTTCAAGATAATCTGTATTCAATTCATCAAACTTTAAGAAATCTAAGTCAAGTGCATTACGGTCTAATATACTCTTGTTACGACTAGTGCTAATTTCATCATCACGTTTCTTTGGTGGAGTAAGGATTAAGAAATTATTGATTTGTGCTTCTGTAAGTTTAAGAATACTTGGCTTGGTGGGATTCAACTCTCGTGCAGAGGTGGCAGTTGCCTGAAATGGCTGGTCAAGATGCACTGTTCCACCCTCTGTAGTAACGTCAATCTTGCCTGTTTTACAATCTTTGCGAATATCTTTCCATCCAGTAGGGCAACTTGGGAGTAAGATAATCAAACTACGACCAAGTTCATCAACTGTCATACTAAAATCTGTACCACGAACACCAATAACAGCAGTAGGTGTTTCTATCTTTACATTTTGTGGATTATTCTTGGCAATCTGACCGCTGGCATAACGTGCGGTCCCCATAACAACCTTGAGTCCAAGTTTGCCAGCATCACTGTGCTTAGGGTCATATACGAAGTCATCAATAAGAAGTTTACTTTGTTCGGTTACCTGCACCTTAGTGGCATCTTCAAAGGTAATACCTACTCTACCCTGTGCAGTCTGCACAGTGTCATTCATTTCAACGCCAGTATTAACTGAACTTTCAATAGTTTTTGTATCACGGTGGATTTGTGCGGGACCAGTTTCTTCGGTTACTAATCCCACACTACTCCATGCATTAGTTGCCAGTAGTGACAGTAATATTATTATTGCTGCCAGTGCTAGTAACCTTGACCGTGCTGTCAATCGTACCACTCTGCGTAACTCCCACGGTATTACTTGCTCCTACGACAGCAACATCTGCTTCAAATCCACTAGCACCTGCGGTGCCATTTTGTGATACTGATACATTGTTGCCATTGCCACCGCTAACATTAACGGTTGCACGAGCACCTAGAAGATTTGTGGTCTTGCTATCAATGCCTACAGTATTACTGTCGCCAGTAACTGTTGTGCTGATTGTGCTCTTAGAGTCGGCATTTGTAGTAACCGTGTTGCTACTACCAGTTACGTCTGCTGTAATATTAGTATCTGTACATGCGCTGCCACTGTCAGTTCCGCAGGTTACAGTAACATTATTGAGACTACCAGTTACCGTGCTATTAACCACGGCACCAATACCATTGATAGTGAATACACCGATATTGCTACCACCAATTTGACTGATAGATATATTTTGACTGTTACCATCAAAAGTAGCATGTGCTTGATCTGACCCTAACTGGTTACCAGCACCAGTTTGTGTCACAGTAAGATTAGAATTGCTGCCTATTTGATCAATATAAACACCATTGGCAGTTCCAGCATATGCAGGACCAACAATAGCAATCAAGGCAGCAATAACTAACAGTTTCAAAGACTGTTTCATAATTGCTTTTCCTATTAAATTGTATTAACGTTTGATCCGCACATCGTGCGTTTACTGTTTATTTTTGAAAGTGCCACAGACCCTTTTGGACGCCTTGATTGATAAGGTCTACAACTGCAGCTTCTATGGCAATGCGAACTGCATACGTTGTTGGTTCATTGATGTTAACGCCGTTCTCAAACTCGACACTTTGTGTTCCTGCGTCAACAAACTTCATAACATTAGCATTGGTTCCAGAACTATAAACTGTCTTTGCAGCACCACTACTAACTAAAACTTCTCCCGTGCTTACGCTTACTAATCTAATAACGACTGTAACCACGTCAGTGCGATACTGTTGATCTGCACCAATTCCAAGGAATCGTGCTCCAATACCACCACTATTTACATCAGTGTCATAACCTATAACACCGCCTTCTAACATAACACCAGCAACTAACATTGGTGCTAATTGTTTTGCATCTTTGCCTTCATATGTTTCACGCTGATTGCGAATTAGCTGACGTTCTTTAATAAGATCATCTAAACCAACACGTTCAACAACCTGAAACCACTTGCCACTACCAGCATCTTGTAGTGCCTTCATTAAGAACACTTCACTGCCCTGTGTCACTGCACTGCTGAATGTTGAGAACTTATCATTTGCTTTACGCTGACCAGTCTTATCTGTAAAACTATATACAGCAATTGCAATAGGTGGACCATCTGGGCCACGTAATCCTGGAAGTGGATTATAACGAGCTTTACTAATAATTTCTGGTTCACTACTTGCTTTAATAACAATAGGATCGTTCTGAATATTTTCAGTGCCACATCCTGCCAGTGTTAAAAATAGTAATCCTGCTAAAATCTTTTTCATTAGAACTTGAAACTCCCAATTGGAACTTGAATCTCGGTTTTATTACCGCTTGGATCAATAATTGTTAAATTGATCATACCTGCTGTGTCATCCTTAATCCAACTTATAGTGGTTCCTTCAAACGTCATTGTTCCGCTTGTTGAACCGTCACTAAACATTGCATTAGCTAGCTGTAAGCTAAGCTGTGCGTAGATGCGTGACTCTAAATTGTTAAGAAACTTTGCAAGATTTGTATTTTGTTTAGCAGCAGCAGCAAGTGCAGCGTCTGCTTTCTTTTGGGCTTCTAATGCTTGTTTTCGCTGGAACTCTTCGTTCTCAATAGCAAGAACATGTGCACTCCAACCATCGCCACTAAAGCTAGGGTTAGAGAACTGATATGTCAGCGGCGTAGCAAATGCTGGTGCCGAAGATAATAATGCCAGAAAGATGACAGTTCTTGATAAAATACGCATATTGATTTCCCATATTATTTATGGAATATGGGAAGTGTAGTTATATGCTGCTAAAAGTTGGCTGGGGGACTAGGGTTCGAACCTAGGGTCTTCGGAGTCAAAGTCCGACGTGTTACCAGTTACACCATCCCCCAATGTCTAAACAATTTATCAGGTGTATTGTATATAGTCAAGTAAAATTATTGACTCAGAAATTAAAACCATATATATTATTAACATTAACGGAGAATCCATTGAGTAAGAACGTCCTAATCACTGGTGGTGCTGGATTTATCGCACACCATGTTATCGACCATATTCTCAAGACTACTGATTGGAATATCGTAAGTCTTGACCGCCTTGATTTTAGCGGCAATCTAAATCGTCTTAATGACATGATGCAAGATCATAGTCCAGAAGTTCAGAAGCGTGTGAAGGTAATTTTTCATGACCTCAAAGCGGAAATTAACCCCCTTACGAAGACTCGTCTTGGCCATGTTGATATTATTCTTCACCTTGCCGCTGGCAGTCACGTGGATCGTTCTATCGACTTTCCAATGGAGTTCGTGTTGGATAATGTGGTTGGAACTTGCAATATCCTTGAGTTTGCTCGCAAATGTGATAATTTAGAACGGTTCGTATACTTCTCGACTGATGAAGTATTTGGACCAGCACCTAATGGTGTTCTATACAAAGAATATGACAGGTATAATTCGGGAAACCCATACAGCGCAACTAAGGCTGGTGGTGAAGAACTAGCGGTATGCTATGAAAATACATACAAACTACCTGTGTATGTTACCCACACAATGAATGTGTTCGGTGAACGTCAACATCCAGAAAAGTATATTCCTATGTGTATTCGCAAGACACGTGATGGTGAAACTATTACGGTTCATAGTGATTCTACTAAGACTATCCCAGGCTCACGTCACTACATTCATGCTAAGGATGTTGCCGAAGCATTGATGTTTATCCTTAATCTTAAGAACTTCACAATGCCACCAGAGTTTGGTGGTGCCAAGTGTCCTAAGTTTAACATTGTGGGTAAGCAGGAAATCAATAACCTACAGTTGGCACAGATTATTGCTGACAGTCAATATAAGCCACTCAAATATGAAATGGTTGATTTCCACAGTTCACGTCCTGGTCATGACCTACGCTATTCACTTAGCGGTGAGTTTATGAAGTCGCTTGGTTGGGAACCTAAGATTGAACTTACAGAACGTATTAAGCAAGTTGTTGATTGGACACTACAACGTCCAGATTGGTTGAACCTAGATGTCTAAGAAAAAAACAGAAAAAAAATATGGTGTGCTAATCACCAGTGCTATTAATGCTAAGTTTAGTATCTATAGTCCAGAGGAAAGAATAGAACAAACACTTGAAACAATTGCAAGTGTTCGTGAACGTATTCCAAATGCTATTATCTGCTTAACAGACTGTGGTATCCCTGGATTAGATGAGGAAACCGCAAATATTTTAGCCGCAGACGTTGACAATTTTATTGATTTTAGTGAAGATGAAAATGTTAATTGGATTAGAGATAATGTTCAAGAACAAGATATTGTAAAAAATCTTACTGAACTTGGAGTTGTTTCTAGATTTTTTGAACTTGCTGCCGACAAAGGTTGGTTTGCTGATTGTGATCGTGTATTCAAGGTAAGTGGTCGTTATACACTTACGGATCGTTTTAATATTGCAGATTACGAAGACCCACGTGTTGGCGACAAGTATGTTGTAAGCAAGCGTATGCTAAGTCAGTTTAGACCAGGCATAACAGGAGTTGACCAACAATATATGTTACGTGTATACAGCATGGGAGCAAATCGTATCCCTGAGTTTCAAATGCTTTTGGCTGATATGACTGAACATATGCAAGAGTTAGTCAATAACAATCGTTACATTGATATTGAACATCTTTGGTATAAGTTTTTACCAAAAAATGATGTAATCGAGTTTGACAGAACTGGTGTCAAAGGTCATATAGCACCAAATGGAACTGCCATTGAGAATTAAAAAAAGCCCCGTGAGGGGCTTTTCTTTATTGACCGTATGTTGATTTAGAATTAGCTTTTGCAATCAAAGATTGAAGTTCATCAAATAATGATGGATCAACTTGATGCGAAGCACCGCTAGCGTTATCAACAAGAACAATGCTAACGCCAGTATTAGATTCTGGGTCTGGCATAAGCGTTACACTGACGTTTGTATGTCCCCATTCAGCTAGCATACGCTTAGCATAGTTAATCTGCTGACGAATTGTAAACTCATAAGTGCAGTCAATAAGTTCAGACATTATGCAGCCCTCGCTTGTTGCATCATTTCGGAGAGAATAAACTTAGCGATATTCATCTGCTTGCGGATATATTCATCGGTATTGAGAGAAGGAATTGTTGGATTTTTTGCTGCAATCATTTCCTGACAGTCACTCAGGATGCTCATAACCACCATTTCCTTACCAGCCAACTTAGCAGTAAGTGAGTCGAGATATTGCTTGCGGATATCCTGAATGCTGATACCGTACATCTGCTGCTCTTGATTTGTCATGTCCATCTCCATTGCTTATATTCTTACAATATCACAGATTATATGGTTGTCAAGCAAAAAAAAACACCGCCGAAGCGGTGCTTTTTATTAAGACTTTGCAGCCGTTTTAGCCTTGGTAGGCTTCTTTTCCTTGGCTGGTGCAGCCGCCTTTGGTTTGGCAGGTGCCTTTGCCGCTGGCTTAGCTGCGGGGTTTGCAGCCTTTGGCTTAGCAACCTTTGGTGCTGCCATCTTAGGGGCTGTCGCTTCAACTGCCGCAGCGGTAACTGTGTTAATCATTTCATTGATTTTTATGTTACCTGTAGCTGAATCTGCAGTATCGGTACTTTCTTTGCGATTTAGCATAGAATAAATTCCATAACCAATAGCAAGAATAGCAACGAGAGCGATGATAGATAAAAATACCATAGTATAATACTCCTTTGTAGATATCTACTATATGATTATATATGTAGTTTATCTACGTGTCAATAATTATTTTCCGTATGGCATACCATAACGATTAAATGCTTCTTTCCAAAAAGTAGTATAGATGTCATTTTTTACATCTTCCTGCATTTTCTTGAAATGTGCCCCGTTAATAAAACTTTCTACAGTCTTAGACATTTCATTAGCAATAGTTCCAAATGCACTTGTAGTTGCTTTGTAGGCTTCTTTAGTGTATTCTGTCTGAGCATCAACAAATCCATTGAGACTCTTGGCTACTACTTCATTAGGAACCATAACTTTAACCGCAGTTTTCTTAGCGGTTTGTACGGTATCAATAAATTCATTTACATCAAACATGGCGTTCTCCTTTTTTGTTCCATGATTTATAATTTCTAGTTCGTCTACAGTATACGGCATCATTAGTAATACACCCTTCCATTTCTTTTATCCCATTCACTCTGAAGATACTCTAAGTGAGTGCGGTCGGTCGCCTGATTTAAAAATTTTATCATTTCACGACGTTGCGCTTCTTCTTCTGTTTCTGTTATGTAGTGATAAAAAGATTTAAAAGCATTTACTATATGATCAATTATATTTTTTAACATGACATACTTCCTTTGTTGCATTGCAATATTATTTATTATTTATACCGCAGTGCAACAATTATGTCAATATTAAATTAAAATAAATCTACCGATTCCCAAGGCAATCCATCCTTGCCAAAGTGACCGTAATTAGTAGTAGAACTATAGATAGGACGGAACAAGTCAAACTTGTTGATAATACCAAGTGGTGTTAAATCAACGTTTTCACGAATCCATTTCGTCAAACCACGACTATCGCCGTTGCTTTCAACATAGAAACTCATTGGCTGTTGTAGACCAATAGCATACGATACTTGAACAGTTGCCCAATCTGCACGACCACTTGCTACAATATTCTTGGCAAGATAGCGCATCATGTATGCAGCACTACGGTCAACCTTAGTAGGGTCTTTACCACTAAATGCACCACCACCGTGTGGAGAATAACCACCGTAAGTATCAACAATAATCTTACGACCAGTTAGACCAGTATCACCATCAGGCCCACCGATAACAAAGCGTCCAGTAGGATTGATATGAAACTCTGTGCGAGTATCAACCAAGCGGTCAGGTAGAACGCCACGAATAATTTGTCCTACACGTGAACGAACAACTTCAATATCCAATTCTTCACTGTGTTGTGTACTGCAAACTACCTTATCAATGCGGAATGGATTACTATCATCATTATATTCAATAGTAATTTGACTCTTGGCATCTGGACCAAGCCACGACTCTCCGCTTTTTCTGGCGGAACTTAGTGCCTTTACAACTTCGTGACTATAATGAATAGCACTCGGCATGTAGTTTGGTGTTTCATTACTAGCATATCCAAACATTAGTCCTTGGTCACCTGCTCCGAATGTATCTGTGCCAAGTGCAATGTCAGCACTCTGACCATGCATTAGATTAAGAATATTTACAGTGCGCCAATCAAACCCACTTTGTTCATAACCGATATCACGAATAGTATTAATAACAGTTGCCTCAACCAATTGTGGGTCAAGTTCACCTTTATATTCACCTGCAATAACTACCTGATTTGTAGTAACAAGTGTCTCACATGCACAGCGATACGACTTATCCTGTGGTGTCATCATCAAATCCAGAATAGCATCACTGATAGCATCAGCTACTTTATCTGGATGGCCTTCACTTACGCTTTCGCTTGTAAAAAGATAACTCAATTTATTTTCCTTATGTTAAGTTATTTGGTTAGATATTCATAGAGTTTAGTGCTTGCAAGGTTCTTCGCTTTACTCTCAACTTGGATATCAAAGTCTTCCCAGAACTCACGCACGTAATCGTTGACACGATTATTCCACATGTAATCGCTGTGTGCTCGCATGAACTGTTTCTTAACACCACTTTCCATAAGTGCCTGATGGTCAAGATTTACTTCTGGGTCGAGACCCGCTGCAAGCTGCTCACGAGGAAGAGAATAATGCATAGTAGGACGAACCCCCCGCCAGCTATCAATGATGCGTTTAGTGCGATCATCGGATCGTGATAAGAATACGCCTTCACGACACCAGTGATGATGTACGTCCAGAACGATAGCAAGCCTATCAGCAAGCTCAAGCGCAGAATCAATACCATAACTATTCTCCTCATTTTCAATGGTAATCAGGTTACGTGCTTCGGGTGACAGTCGGTCTAAAACAGTTCGGATACCCGCTGCTCCCAATCTGCCAGAGATATGGACATTGATTTTAAAACCTTCACTGTGCCATGAAAGGCCGTATCCCATCCATCTTGCAAGGTCTGTGTGATACTCAAACTCGGCAATTGAGGATTCGACCACATCTGGTCTATCACTGGCAAGTACGCAAAATTGACCAGGATGAAAAGAAAGACGTACATTATGAGTACGGGCAGCTTCGCCCACACGCTTAAGTCGTGTTTCAATTTCACGTCTAAGAGATGTATCATTCCAAAAGTAACCAAAATTAGGTTCAGTATATACAGGCAACACATCGCTGCCAAGGCGTACCATCCGTAATGGCTCATCAAGTTCTCCTACACGGTTAACAAGACGTAGCAGTGCATCAGTGTTGTGAACCATAATGTCATAAAGTCGCTGTTCGGCGACAGATGTAGTTTGTCGTTTCAACCACGCTACCGTGGTTGTTTGGTTGTTGAAACGCTTGGCATCATCCTTGGGTTTAAACCCGTCAATCTGGGAAGGATGGTCAAGCCACTTGCAGCAGAAACCGATACGTTTTGTCATATGAGTATAATACCACAACTGAAGTATATGTCAAGAGAATAATTCGGGAAATAATAGGGCGACGTGGTATTGAAAATCACCACCCAAATATGATTTTATATGTGGCATCATATGCTCTGCCAGTATATTATGACCACGCTCGCTAAAATGGTTTGGTCTCATATCTGGGACACTACTATCCCAATTAGGCAAATCTGCTCGACTTAATGCAGTAAATCCACCACGACAATTGAACCACAATCCATATGATTGATTTATAAAATCTATATCAAATCCAGGCAAATGGATAACTTTGATGCCACGATTTTGCGCTACTCGCTGCATATCATCTATTAATAGCTTGTAGGTAGTTTTTGCATAATCTTCATTATACAAATAATAATAATATTGTTCTGCAGCTAACACGACGTTTTTATCCATGTTATCATCATGATTAAACGTTTTTAAATGTGGATTAATTGAGTACCGTGGATGATAGAGTCTGGAATATTCGGTATGACAGCAAATTATTACATCGGTTCTATCAATCAGGTTCATGTATTCTGTATAAATTTTATATTGGCTATGTCCAGAAAATCCACGACAGTCAACTAGAGTTAAACCACATTCCTTCACAATACGTTCGTATACGGTATTGTCATAACATTGTGCAAAACTGTCGCCTACAATAGCTACACGCATTAGAACACCCTTATATTATGTAGGTTGCTAAAGTTCATGGCATCACGATAATCGTTTACAAGCGGTTCGCCACGTATATTCAGGCTGGTATTCAACAGCATTGGGCAACCAGTTCTACGATACCATTCTTTCAGAATATTCAGAATAATACTTGGATTACTAGCATCAACGGTTTGAACACGTGATGTTCCATCCACATGACATATTGCGGGAAACTCATTTGGCTTCTTACACTTGACTGCATACTGCATATAATCATAATTGTCATGATCTATATTAAAATGTTCACGTGCGTGTTCAGTTAATATAACAGGCGCAAATGGTCTAAACTTTTGACGTTGTTTAATACTATTAACTCGATCTTTAATATCTGGACCACGTGGATCGGCAAGTAAACTACGATTTCCTAGTGCACGTGGGCCATACTCAGCACGACCATTGGCAATACCAACGATCTCACCACGACATAAACAATCAACGACCTCGCCTACATTAATATCATTCTTAATATCATATCCAAGATAAGCATGATTTAATTTTATGTGCTTACGAGTTTTATACAACACTGCGCCTAAACTTAGTCCAGCATCTCCAGGGTTAGGAGGAACATAAACATTTTTAAAGAACTTGCCATAATGAACAAGATTGTTAGCAACACAGTTCAGTGCACAACCACCACTTAATACTAGGTTAGAACTTGTCGCATGTTTGGCTGCATACTTAATAATACCTACTAAATATTCTTCGTATATAGATTGTGTACTTGCGGCAATATCTACATATCGCCAATCCCTATGTTGTTCTAGTAACCAACGAATACCACGATGCATATTATGCTTAACTTTAAAGTGTGGTGGATTCCATTCTTCAAATAGCATATTTTTTAATGTATGTGTATGTATTGGTTCGCCGTATGCTGCCATACCCATAAGGATGTATTCTTCTTCATTTGGTTTTAATTCTATAGCATCTGTCATAGCAGTATAGAACAATCCAATACTATCTGGATATAATTTTCTCCAAATACACCGCATATCATTCCAAATACTAATAGTGTCCCACTCGCCTATAGCATCTATCACAATTATAGTAGCATTAGTAAATCCACTAGTATAATATCCAAGTGCAGCATGTGCACCATGGTGTGGAACTGTTGTTATTTTAAGATGATCTAGATTGTATTTTTTAAGATAAGTTTTAGGATGTGTGTATATTGGACGCTCACCACTATATAATTTTCGTGTAGCCTTTAGTAGTGGTCGCTCACTCCATACTATTTCTGTTGGAGTTCCGTAACAATAGCAATCGCCGATTAAATCTACATTTAAATCTTTATCATTTTTTATTCGTGAATATCGCTCAGCATGAGCAGCAAAGCGTATGTTAGAATTATCGGCAAGAGTAATACTTGCATCATGATTGTTAGCGTTGATTCCTAATAACATATCAATATATGAATGGGTCTCGCTTACGCATTTCTCGCAATAACCGCCAACGTTTATATTTGTAAATTAAACTATCAATAAACTTAAACATTACATTTTGCTCCAGCGATTTTGACCTTCACAACGGTACATACTACCATCTGGTAATATTGCTATTTCACCTGGTTCACCAATCTTTTCTGGGACAGTATCAGAAGGACCAATCAATAGACCATTAAATCGAATTGAACCACGGATGTCAATTTCTCCGTTTGCTTTCAATGTAATCTGTTCTTTGTTATTTGTTCCCAAACTTAGATCAGTGAATCGTGTACTACCTGCAAACATTCGTTTAGGTGCAACTTTAACAAATGATATTTCACTGTCCTCATCCCACACACTTAGCGCACCCACTGGTGATTCGGTATTAATACCTACCTGACTATCAGTAACAACTAACGTCTCTGCTATAATTGCTTGACCCGACACAGAAAGTTCCGTCAGGTTTCCAACTTTTCTAAGATTACTGTTAACAATCTGTGGACCTAGTGAATCATTTGCAATAATAACTCTACCGTCAGCTATCAGATTGCGCCCAGTCAAGTCTACATCTTGTGTATTATATTGTTTTAATAAATCTTTTGACACTACAGTTGATACACGCTCAACATAATTCTGTAGGGGTTGACTGTCAATTATTTCACCTAAAATTGAAAAATTACCCTCGACCGTCAAGTTTTTTGTAAAAAGGTTATCGGCTACTAACAGATTCTCAGATGTTATATTGTCTGTTACTACGATACCATCATTTGTTATTACTAATTGTGTTTTCTCACTAGTATCGGTAATACCAGTGCTATAAAGAGAAGGTATCGTACTATTATCAAGTTGACTCGCTGGAAACTTTGCGCCAGATAAATTGATACTACTAAATGGAATACTGGCTGCTGGAAAGTCATAACTACCAGCTACTTTATGAACTTCGCTCTGAACGCTGCTGACAATAAGTTTTGCAAAATCAGTTTGTTGTATTAAATTATTAACAGATTTGTTTCCTAAATCCATTAGATGCGTTGTTAAGATAGTGTTGACCAATTTAGTTACTTCTGCTTCAAGATCACGGTTTGCCAAAATCTGTGCTAAAACTTTATTTGTAAGATTTCCAACAACGTTGCCGATTTGTTTTTGTAGTGTATCAGCGATAACAGTGTTAAGATCAACAGACTGTAGATATGCTTCTACGCTGGCTCGTACACTTGCGGCAATTTGTTCTTCTATGTTTATATCGACCATTAAAACCTGACTGTAATTATGTGTTCGTAATTCTTCTTAAAGAACCCACGATATAACAGATTTTTCTGTATCACATATTCAGTGCCGCCAAGGTCACTACTGTATTTGGCAAGTTGCTTGAAATACATGGTGCGACGAACACTTGGACCTAACACAGTCAAATCTTTGTGGTTCTCTATCATGTATATATAGTTCTGCCAGCTCTGACGATTATTTTTATCCAGAACGTGTTGGTCAATTACGATAAAATCACTATTGAATTGACTAATGCTAGCATCAACTTGACTTTTTTTATGAGGTGCTGAGTTTTTATAGTCTTGTAGTGTGGTAACAAGATAACCACTGGTAACTGCTTTCAGCACAACTAATAGATTTCTCTGTTCATTTTCATCTGCAGCATATGTAAAGTATTCGTCTAGTGCCAGTGTCACATCTACTGGTCTTTCAAGTTCTGATATACTATCAATGAACTCACTATTACTATGCCAAGCATACTTTAAACTTTGGTCACCGACCACATAACAAACGTAATTCTTTTCCAATAGCAGTACAAGTGGACTGAAAGTAGGGAATAGAATAGTTTTTGGAGTAATAGACAAATTGTGAAACAGTCGGTCGATGATGTCACACTTAGCTTGTGCTTGATCTATCCACCGACTGATATCAGTTATCTGCTGAATCTTCAACCAATAATCTGTATTATTCATTATGCAATCCCACTATACCAGTAATATTTAGTGGAAATTGCCCTTTTTATTTTATGAGGATACCAAAATCTTTTAGTTCTTCATATAATACGAAGTCATTGGGGATAATTTCAGATTTACCCTCTTTAATGTTCTTAACAATCTTTTGAATATCGGTATCGTTCATTGTCGTGCAACGTTTGAAACTCGCACGAATTTTCGCCCAATCAGGCGTTCCACGGTATCCCATAACTAACATTGTGCTCATTTCAATTCTCCGTTTAGTAGTTGAATATACTATATATGTTTTACTTAGTCAACAAAAAACCCCCGTAGGGGTTATTTAATTTTAACGGGTTGGGCGTTACTCCAACTATGCGGGTTCACTGAGCTTTGTCAAGAGGTACTGCAAACTGTGTTTAATAAACCCACCTGCCCCGCCTACTCAATAGGTCTCTCACCTATTTGGCATCCTTGTCTCATGCCGTGCACAGCAGTAAGACTACGATTTATAGTTGCGCTCACTCTCACGTGTTTGTGTGTCTACTTTCCACACCGCCGTTAAAAATCTAATATATGATATTTACGATGCGCTGTCAAGAATAATCATATTCCTCATCGTCATCGTATAGTGACTCCCCAACTGCGACAGATGCGTTATTGTTATCATACCAATTATAATGCATTTCATTTGGCATAAGAACACGATACTCGCCCTTTCCATACATGGATATTGAAAGCATCGTCATATCTTCTTGACTCATGATTTCAGTTATATAAAACCTACTACCACAACCACCGCCTATACTTTTAATAGGACCATGTTTAATATCAAGAGAGCTTAACGTTTCCATAAGAGATGCACCGTATTTGGTAATGATACGTGTAATACCACGCTCAGCATTACGTAACCGTATTTCATCTGCTTTGGTAAGAACCGTGAGTTTTGCACAGTTATCTTCACCAATTGTAACCAAGCAATCTTTAAACTTGATTGCACCTTTGGTTCGCACATTATCGGGAGTTTCTTTGGTGGTCCAAGGCAAGTTAGCTTCTACGTGGTCTACGTAATAAGTTTTACCCTTGGCCATAATAATCCACATTGGAATTGTAGGGTCTTCTAGGTGCTTCTTGTTAAAATGAAACACTGCTTCTTTACATGCTATTTCTACCTATGACATATTTCAGTTCTCCTGTTTATATAGTAACCCCACTGTTGCGCTATTAGTTAGGGTAAGCGTGTGGGGTATTGTTAGTAGTATTTAATAATAGTTGGTGCAGCCCATGGGATTTGAACCCATATTGACGGTGTTTTAGAGACACCCGCTTTAACCGTTAAGCTAGGGCTACTTAAGTCCACAACCCTTTACGAATCTTGATGAGTGACATCAAGTTGGACTCATCTTCTTTATCGTACTGTTCTTCAATTTTGCGTAGTTTCTTACGAGCAATCTCGCCCATCTTTTTCAACTTTGGGGTTTTATTTTCGCTTGCAAAAATCCAATTTCCGCCGTTTTCTTCACGACATGCTTCACAATATGCAGTCCAACCGCTTGCATCATATGGGTCAGGACGAGCAGGACGTTCATATTTCCACCAGTGATAAAGACGATGAACTTCTTGTGCTTGAATAGCTTGTTCAGTAGGCTTACCATATCGTGGGTCAGACTTATCCATCCATTCTTCATCAAACACCAGTGACATTTCCCACTGAAGATACGCAAGACCACCAATGGCACTACGACCACGCTTCATCTTGTATTTCTGTTTGCGGTCTTTATCCCAACGGTTCATCCAAGCCTTTTCAACTTCAACAAAGTCTACGAGACTGGTAAACAATCCGTGAAGAATGCGTGTATCAAGGTCATGATACAGCCCACGTTCAAGTCCTGTTGGCAGCACGTGCGTTTGACGATAGAAACGATTACGAATATAATAGTTGAAACTATTAATATATCCAAAGGTATGATTGTCAATCCAATCAAATACATCAGGAAGTGTTTCTGTTACAAACCAACCAACTGGATGATTAGCCTTGGTTGTACTGTTCCATTCGTCCCACTCATTCCAGCCAAGAGCGAATGGTTTTTGGATACCAAAGCGTTTACGTAGGTAACTAAATGGTTGGCGATCATTCCAATATCTTGTCATTGATTAAACTTTCTAAAAGTAAATGGTGCTGGGTGAGGGACTCGAACCCCCGTTGTTTGTATTCCGCCTTACAAAAGCGGTGCAGTCGCCACTGTGCCAACCCAGCTTATTTTTATTCCGTTATTTCATCACTCGGAGTAGTATGTAGAATGCCATCCCAAGTTCTATTTAATTTATCAGATTCTTCAGAAAAGTCAATAACTCTTTTATAAAACTCATCGAGTTCTCCACCGAATTGTCCAACCAATCCACTGGCAAGTCTAATAGCATCTTCCCAACGATTTGATTTATATGCTTTTATCAATTCAGAATGCATCTGTTTGAAGAAATCTATAGCAGACAGATCAATTACATTATTAATTTCTACTATTGCCCACAACGTAACTGGCTCTGTTAATTTTGGTTGCATGACAGTATCAAGTTCAAGAACTGTATACTTGTCGGATAGTTGATTTGCTAGGTTTGAGTCAAAAATTATATTCATGATACTATTATATATAATTATTTCTAGGAACACAATAAAAATGCATTTTGATTTAATGAGTGATTTACATGATAATTGGTGGCCCAAAGACCAATTATTAAATTATAAAGGTTTGGGAACAAGTCTTGTAGCAGTAGTTGCTGGTGATATCAGCAATGATTGGGATTATACATATCATCAATTAGTAGAACTTAGTAAACATTATCAACACGTTATTTTTACAGATGGCAATCATGAACATGGGCATCAACCGTATCTTGCTGAAAATTGTCTAGCTTTTCAAGAAAGATTAGCAAATCATAATAACATAACCTATCTTTATAAAACGTGTATTGTTCTAGATGATACTGTGTTTGTCGGATGTAATGGTTGGTGGACTTATGATTTTTGCAAACCAGAGGTTTCACAAACTGACTGTTGGGAAAGATTAGTAAATCATGGATTTACCAACGAGGCACTGAGTGAAATATTTGTTACTGCAAAACTTGATGCCAAAACTCTTGTCAATCAAGTAGAAAGTTTTACATCTGACCCACGTATTAATAACATAGTTGTAGTAACTCATACTGCGCCATTGCAACGATTTGCATATATCAACCCAGATATGGAATCTTTTCATTTAGGTCGTGCTGGTAACATCTTCATGTCTGCAGTATTAGATGCAGACATCAATAATAAAATTCGTGCATGGTGTTTTGGACATGTTCATAAAGAATGGGATGAAGTTGTAGATGGTGTCAGATATGTTTGTCATCCACGTGGACGTGCAGAAGAAAATATCGGACAGATTTACTACCCAAAACTTATAGAGATTTAAGCCTCTGGCTCAATCTTAACAGTAAGTGGAAAACTATTATTACGTGCAAGAATAGTTGTTTCTACAGCTTTGCTTTCTGCAATTTCAAATGGCAGAACCGCCACAACTGCATATCCTTCTTCGTGGATTTTATAAGTCAACTCTGCTGCACTTATTTCATCATGGTCATACAACTCAATAAGAACAGTCGTAACAAATTGAACAGTTGTTACGTTGTCATTCATGAAAATGACTTTGAAACTAGGTGGTGGAGCCAAATCAGTACGTGGCTGTATTTTGACTTTTGTTTTAGTTGCGGAGTCTGCGCTCATTTTTCCCATCACTATTATTTACCATGGTGGGGGAAAATCCCCACCATGTTTCTCATTATAACACAATATTACTGTGATGCAATAAGAATTTTACGAGGTTTCTTTTCCTCTGGAATAATCATTTCCAGTGAAACGGTTAGGATTCCGTTCTTAACAGCGGCACCATTTACCTCAATATTATCTGCAAGACGGAAAGTGCGGATGAACTTACGTGCGGCAATGCCACGATGAATCCATTCACGTTCGCCTTCATCTTGTGTATTTTCACCAGTGATGACAAGTTGTCCATCAGTGAGTGTTACATCAAGATCAGACTCGCTAAATCCAGACACTGCGACCTGAATTTCGATGTTGGTGTCATCGATCTTAGCGATATTATAAGGTGGATAATTTTGCTGTACTTGCTGATTTTGAACTCTTAGAAGTTCATCAAAAATACGGTCAAAGCCTACAGCAGTACGATTAAATCCGTCAAAAACGGTTAGAAGGTTACTCATCATTTTTTCTCCTTGTTAAAAGCGAGTATATTAGACGGTCCAATGTGGCACCGTCTAATATTATTTAGTATCTGTATATCAATTTGTCAAGGTTTATTTTCAATTATTTTTTTACAAAGATTTATAAAATAATCTTGCATAAAATTAGCTTTCATATGATTTATATCTTTATGCACAATTTGTATGTTACTTGTTTTATATCCAATAGAATTATTAATTCTATCAATAGATGCTGTTCTATTATGGAAATCAATTTCTAATCCTGACAACGCACACTTTTTATTCTGTTTAATATAAAGATTCCAAACATCTTGCATCGTTATTTCAAAGACATAATTTCTATCTTTTGCTTGTTTTTGTATTCGTGCCCAATATGTACCAGTAATTTGTTCATAGCCTTTAAAATTATTTGGTCTTGGATTTTTCTTGCATCCACAATTTCTTACACCGTCTCTTCTTGATATTTGATTAGCAGTTCTTTCAATAAGATTTCCGCACACACATTCACATATCCACTTTGCAGGTTTAATACCTATTTCGGTCAATCTTTCCTTAACAATTAAATCACCAACTCTATATCCAATATCAATTTTTGCATTTACGGGTTTTAATCCTTTAACTTTTTTTCCATTTTGTCTGCTTCTTTCTTTGTGCAGTTCGCTTCTTTCAAATATTCCTTTTGGCATTTTTATTTCCTTTTAGGTGGTGTGTATTATATTTATTTATTACACACCACCTAAAATATTATTTTTCATAAATTTTATTAACTTGATTATTAACCAACACAAATGTTGTGCGTTTAGATAGTTCTTTCAGCGACTTGCTGCCCGTATAAGTTAGAGTGCTTCTTATTCCACCAAGAATATCCTGAACCGTGTCTGCAACATCACCACGATAAGGAATAAGAACTTCCTTACCTTCGGCAGCACGATATGACTTAAGACCACCACTATGTTGTTCGTTAGCCGCCTTACTACTCATACCATAAAACTTAACGAACTTCTTTGCATCATAAACAGGTTCAAATCCCTTATCATTCAGCGTAAGTTCATTTGTATTATAATATTTTGTAATAACTTCACCGCCGCCCTGATCATGCCCTGCTAGCATACCGCCAAGCATTACAAAATCCGCCCCACCGCCAAAAGCCTTAGACACATCGCCAGGACAAGTGCAACCACCATCACTGATGATATGTCCGCCCAACCCATGAGCAGCATCAGCACACTCAATAACAGCAGACAACTGTGGGTAGCCCACGCCCGTTTTAAGCCGAGTAGTACAAACAGAACCAGGACCAATACCAACTTTAATAATATCTGCTCCTGCAAGTAGCAACTCCTCGGTCATATCACCAGTAACAACATTACCAGCAATAATAATTATCTCTGGATTTTCGTTGCGGAAACGTTTAACAAACTCTACAAATCGTTCTGTATATCCGTTAGCAACATCAATACAAACAAACTTAATATTATCTTTTGGCAACTTGCTTACAACAAGTTTAAACTTATCATAGTCTTCATCTTTAATACCAAGACCATACGCCCAATATTCCTGAATATTGTATCCAGTGCGACCAATCCATAGGATAAGGTCTTCTGTGCTATAATTCTTGCGAAGACAAGTAAACATCCTATAGGTGGCAAGTTTCTCTGCCATTTCAAAGGTGCCAACGCCGTCCATATTTGCCGCCATCACTGGAATGCCAGCCCAAAATCGTGGACTATTCCTAAAGTTAAATGTTCGTTCTAGTGATACTTCTTCACGGCTCACTAGAGTAGAACGTTTAGGCAGGATTAGAACGTCGGAAAAATCCAACTTAGTATCATTGATTATACGCATGATATACCTTTTAGCGGGTTACGCCAAGTGTCTTAAGTTCTTTGAGCTTCTTCTGCCAACGCTTTACAGCACGGGCCTTGTTCTTCTTACGTTTTGTTGAGGGGGTTTCAAACCGCTCACGTTCACGTAAAGTCTGGAAGATTCCATCCTGCTGGATTTGCTTCTTCAACTTGCGAAGAGCCTTGTTTACATCATTGTTGTGCACTTCTACATAAAGTCCACGTTGACGAATATGTTCTATTTCTGGTCTGTCAGCCATTGCTTTCCTCTTTCTCTCTAAGATAGTTATTATATTGAATTGTTATCCACGAATAAATGTCGTGGGTAGTTCTGTGAGATGCATCACCGATGTCATTTGATCCCAAACACCATGTGTTTTTTTGTGACAATAGCCATCCTTTGATGAACTCTTTATTGCCACTAAATCTGCTGTTAATAAGGGTAGAATATGCATGTTTATGTGCATTTATACACCATACATCATCTGTATCATTACTTCCATATAAAAATAATGTAATATCACTATTAAATGCTTTTACACTGCTGCTGAGACGTTCAACATCGGCCCATTCTACATCAACGAGTAAAATCTTAAACCTATCATCTAAATCAAGGTCTGGCGCAGTAACAATTCTGCTGTTATCGGTCATGTATTAAACTGTTCTTCCAATGCCTGTTGTTCAGCAGGTGTCATATCGTCCCATTCAATTTCTGCACGTTGTAAACGACCCAACTGCCAATTTTTCCAATTAGTATTCTGAGTATAGCTAGTATTGCTATCTCTGTCAACTAAAATCCAACTGCTACCATTAAACTTATAAAGATTATTTGGCTGCGATGTTAGTATAAACAAGCGACCAAGGCTTGCAATTGATGGCAGGGTAGGACCAATTATGTCGTTAGATATATCAAACGTAAAGTTTGTTTCGTCAATGCCAACTTTTTCTTCTTTATCAATTTGAATAATAGCTTGCAATTCGTGTATTTGATTATTTTTACTTTCTAATTCTGCTAATAACCCATCGATAGCACTAGTTAATTCAACAATAGTTTTGTTATCGTGAACTTCAACAATTTTTTCAACTTCACGTATAGTTTCTACAGGAACTTCTACAGTGCGTTCAACTATCTTCTCTACTTCACGAATAGTTTCAACAGGAACTTCTACTATTTTTTCAACCTCTGTAATGGTTGGAACTTCTACAATTTTTTCCACGACCACATCACGGAATATAGGAACAGGTTGTGTAATTTCTTGATACACGACTTCTGGTTCACGATTTCGTAGTTCTTCTACTTCTGCTGCCAGTTTTTCAGCACGTTCAATTGCCTCGTTGTTGTATACAGTTACAACACGTTCAACTGGAACCTCTACGATTTTTTCTACTTCTTTAATAACTTCACGGTCAACATATGTCGTGTGTTCTTCAATTTCTTCACGACGTTTACCCATACTAACACTTACGCCAAGAACAAGAGACACAGCAAGCGGATCAAATACAAACACGATACAAATAATGACCCAACGAACAGCACGTTCAAGCAATGATTTATCAATTGCATCTCCATATATTAATTGTGCAATATATTTAATTGGCCCAACTTCGGCTTCAACTTTTAATTGCTGCTGTTCAAGTTTTAATTTCTGATTGTTCAATTCTTGTAGACGAGCATTGGTTTCGTCAATGGTTTTATTAGCTGCATCACGCTCTGGTTTCTGCTGAGAACGAAGTTTTGTTGCCTGACCTGCCATACTTGCTGTGCGGTTATTATCACGAGTAGCATTGGCGGCACTACCACTTAGCAAACTATTAACAGCATCGTCCATCTGCTTAATAATGTTTTGATTATCAACAATACGTTGTTGCTCAACACTAATATTTTGATCAATCTGTTTAATGAGAAGTGTATTATCACTCTGTGTTGCAGCAGTTTCAATGTGAGCACGTGATAGGAAGCCAAATATACCCATGCTTGTAACAAACATAAGAACTACAACCGCAACACTCATATAATATTTTAAAAAAGTATTGAGTTTAGACCAGTTACCATGTAACCAAACTGTAGTGATAATCTTACCAAATTCAAGTGCACTGCCCATAATAACAATTGGCCAAAAAGCACCGCTGAAGATAGCAATAAGACCAGCAATACTATAATAGGCGGCTACACTGCTAATTGCAACAGCAGAAATCATTGCAAGAATATTTAAGATCATCATTTATTTAACCTCTTGGACTTATACAATATACCAGTTGATTTTCTGTAAGTCAAATCTTATTTCTTCATCAACCATGCCTTCTGTAATATAATCAAGATTGTCTGCCAATGAAGTAGTATAATATCTCATATAATCACCAGTATATAAGTTTTCATAAAGATTAGCAGCAATGCCACCAGCATGTCTCCAACTGCACGACCAGTGTGTATTTGATACAATATTTAACATATTACCATAAACAAATTCATTATTGCACAGTGTAGCATATAAATGCTGACAATATATGTCATTTTTGTATGCTTTATCTTTAATATATTCACTAGAATATATGTCTGCTTCAAGGTTTGGTTTACGATCTTCCATATATGGATTTATCTCAAAATTATGACGGTTACATTTTATTAAATAATGTAAAGAGGAAATCCATTATGCTTATTGACAAATCAATTACGGAACTTGCAGTAATATTCGCCAGTCTTGCTGGCTCAGCGTATAAAGATGATAACAGTAAAATATTTGCCGATTTGGGATTTCCCACATATAAGTTTTTAGACAACGATGGTGCACAAGGTCACTTAGCTGCAAATAATACAGAAATTATCATTACCTGCCGTGGAACGCAACCTACGCAAATCAATGATCTAACCGCTGACTTAGATACTATTCCAAAGCGCCACGGAAATGGTTGGGTTCATAGTGGTTTCCGTCGTGAAGCACGTAAACTATTAGATGATATATTATCATTTGTAGCTACCAATAACAAGTATAAAGCTAAAAATATCTATATTACAGGTCATAGTTTGGGTGCTGCAATGGCACTTTATATTACACAAGAATTAGAGTGGGCAGGATATAATCCAACTATACTATTCACTTATGGACAACCAAGATTAGGCAATCATGATTATGTTGCTGATATTTCTACACGTCATTATCGTTTTGTTAATTGCAATGACATGGTAACACATGTCCCACCAAGTGCACTACTATTCAAACACCACGGACATTTATGTTATATTAATTACTATGGAAATGTTAGACCGCTAAGCAAATGGCAGCGTTTTAAAGATAGCTGGAGAGCTAGAAAACGTGCATGGAGCAAGGGTCAGTGGTTTGATGGATTGTATGACCATGCAATCGGATTATATATAGAAAAACTGACCAATATCCGTGATACTGGTCAGTCTATTAATTAAGCTCTATCTTTATAGAACCAGTGTCCGCCTATCTTTTTGATAAACGCCATATACTTGTTATGGAATGGTGTATTATTAAAGTATAGTGCACCACCTGTTTGATCATGTGTTTCACCGTTGATAACACGTGCAGCAACTACTTCTAGTTCTTTCTCACGCTTAGCTGGCATACCTCTGCCACCTGTGCATACGAAGGAAAATTGGCATAATCCGCCAGTCTTTTGATATACTACGCCGCAGACTGTCTTTGGATAATCGCCGTTTGCTATTCTGTTAAGAATGACATGTCCTACGGATTCTAATCCAATTTCACCTTCATCGTTAGCTTCTTGATACATAGCACGGGCCATACATTCAAGTTCTGACGGCTTAGCTGATGCAACACGCTTTGGTTTTGGAGTAGTGTATTCTGCGTGTTTTGGTTTAATGTCTGCGTCATTTTTGATATCTGAAGGTAACACACTTGCTACCACCAAACTTTTATCTAAACTATCGGCTCTCGCTTCTGTTATAATTGAATTACTGCTATCGGCACTATTAACTACACTTGATAGGACAATACATCCAACAAATGTGCTAACAAGTATTCCTAATATAATCTTTCTCATAACCTTCTCTCTGTTTGTATAAACGGAGGTATCAATAGATACAATACTCCCGTCTAGAATATTTGTCAAGTCAGCGATTTAATGGAAAATCTAGCAAGTTAGGGGCATAAGCCGAGTGATTGCTGACACTAGTTTGCAAGTAATTCTGACACGAGGGCACTTGCTTGCCCCTACCTACTTCTTAGTAGGAATTATTATGTATATCTTATACACTAGTATTTAGTTTGTCAAGATTAATTATTAAGAAAAAAGTGCAACTTTTCTGTTTCTAGGTAAGTTGCCAACCCAATGAAATTAAGCTGCTAGAGCCATTTCAAATGAGACATTATCGTTGTCTGCGTTTACGTTTTTTGGTTTATAAAGCGACCAACCTACTATCTCCAACAATTCCGTCGCTGCCAATCGATTTCCCATTACAGGCCCATCAAAGATACACAAAGCCGATAGATTCGAACTATCTTTCCATACGTTTGTTAGACAGCTATGGATACCGTGTCATCGTGTATCTATGGTGGACCTGACCAGATTCGAACTGGTGTCTTGACCAACTATTACAATTGCTATCAACAATAGTATATTATTTATAACACGGTATTTTTATTATGTCAAGAAATTAGTTTTCTAGTGCTGCTTTTAAGTTGCAAAAACTATACTGCCACTTCTCATTTTGAAAAAAATCGAGCGTTTTTTGACGGTTTTCGGTAAATCTGTGTATATTGGCTTGTTTATACTGTTGTAAATCTGCCACAGTTTTAGATTTACACAATCTTTCTAATTCATTAACTACGGATATAATCCTTTTATCAGGGTCTAATTCATTATCGTATGAATGATCAACAAAGTCATCGAACAAATCAAATCCTAGCTCACGAAGTTTATTAACCTGCCCACCATAACACACAAATAGTGGCAACTGCCCCCATGCAAGTGGTTTCATACTTTTTTCACTTATCATTGCGATCTGTGTTCCCCATGGATCAGGGTATTCATAACTTGTTTCCATAACAACGTGAATAGCAGCATGTGTTATTCTAGGATCAACTGTATAAAACCAATCCAATTTAGAACTTTCATCTGTTGGCCCATCTAGATAAGTTGGAAACTTATCACGCAACTCTTCTGGTATAATATTTGTAAATGTTTTTATTCTATCATTATCAATAGATTGGACCATACTACAAATACTCATATTTCCATATTGATTTAATCCACGTTGTAGTATCTCAACATTTGCCAATATACGTTGTTTTCTTGGCACACGAGATAGACTTACAAAATGATGAGTCGGAATAATATCGGCACGACTGCTAGGTAAGATATCTTCTCGACATGTCGCACGATATGTTATTGCATGTTTTACTGGATATGTCTTGTACGGTATAGCCAAACTAAAAATTATAATATTTTCATTAGGCACATTATATTTTAATTTTAGTTGTGCAATATGAGATTTGAAGTTTTCATAATACACACCCTCACCAAGATTAAGAAATAAAACTTTAAAAGTTAAATTATTTTTTTGTGCGTGTAATTGATATTTTTGTAAAAAACTATATGGAAACCCCAGTTGAGGAATCCAGTTAGTATCAACCATGAAAATGAATTGGGAAGATATGTCAATTCGATTTAATAAATCACGAGTATATTCAAACTCATCATGTCGATCATTAGGTTGAATCAAAACAAAGTTAGGAAACTCCCTTAAATCTTCCCAAAACATATTATTTTATTTTTTGTGGGGGTATAATAGTTTCTCCATCTGGACCCGCACCGCCCCATGCACTTACGTTATTTCTATCTAACCCAGTATCTCCACTACTCATTAGTAACATGAATACCTGCTTAATATTATTAAGTAGTTTATCACCAACTGCACTACCTAAACGTGTAGCAGCAAGTGCATCTATATTCGATGGAGTTACTTGATTTAATAATTCATGGAAACCATGAATCATTTGATCTGTATCAAATGGATTATCGTATTTTGTAGCACCGATATTGCCATAAATCATCTTATTCAGAATATCCAGTAATGACTTTAAAAATATATCATTATTAATCAATGATAATCCATCATCGTTAATAACACCAACCAGTGTACGACTGCCATTTAGATTAATAATATTCATCTTGTTACCAACAATAGTAACGTTTCGATTAATAGCTTCTCCTACCAAGGATAGTCCTAGACTTTCCTTAACATCTGCATTACATTCACGCCACTGCAAATCATAGTATGTTTCATCGGCCTGTGCTGGTAACATTTGTGTAAAGTCATAACCATTATTATCAAGTGTTTGATTACGAAGTTCAACATATGTATCCGCTGGAGTTGTGGGTAGAACTTGATCCATTAAATTAGATGGGACAAGTGGCATATTTCCTGTATACGAATCCATATAGAAACTTTGTGGATCACGATAGTAGTCACTGTGTGGAACTTTAAATCTATCAGTATTGATTCCTAAATCACGAACTGCTGCCTCATTTCTACCCATACGCATTGCTGCCTTGATAGAGTCGCCATAAATGTCATCACTAGCAACACGTTCAATATAGTGACCAGCCTGACCATAGTTTGTATTTTGTCCATGATATTTCAAGCTATCTGCAAATACATATGCATTAAGTGGTGCATTACTAGTATGTTGACTAAACAAATCCATGCCATATGTGGTAATCATATGATTTTCTTTAATTATTTGTGCACAACTTGCAGCATGTGCCTTTTCACTGGCAGCTAGTGCCTTTTGTACTTCTGGATCAGGATGATTTTTAACGACCTGTAATTGATCCTCAACATGTGATACTAAATCCAGCATAGCACTATCCATGCTATAATAAACTTGACCATGCAATGCAGATGGAGTACCAGAACCTAACGAATTGCCTGTGGTGATACGAGACAGTGTACTGCCAGGAATTACATTTCCAAATCCATCCTTTGTGGGATTTCCTAAACCATCATATGATGGCACATTATCTCGAATGACAATACAATCTTGAGTAGCTGGTTCACCATTTTGTCCAGCAGGTTGACCTGGAACGTGATATTGACCATTGATAAGATTATGAATCATACCAATACGACGCTGTAATTCTTGTCCTTCTGGAGTTGCACCAACAACATTATTAGCATGTATAATATGTGGTATAGTATCTGTATGAACATACCCAGCAGCAGTTCCAATAAAGTCTGCCATTGTAACTTCACCCAACGATCCGCCACCGTATCCAAATGTTTGAATTAGTGTATTAGCTGCGGCTGGATGAAAAGGTGTACTCATTTGGCTGTAATGATTTAGATCAATACCAGCATCTACCTTACTAAACGTTTCTCCGATATCTTGAAAACTTTTTGCATTAGTAATACCAAGACTATTAAAATGATGGCCCAATTCACTAAAGTTTTTATTGGGACTAGTTGCAGCTAGTGTAGGACACATGTGTTTAAAATCTGTTAAATGACCAAGATGATCTATTGGTTTACGTATGTTGAAATGCGAACTAACTGCGCCAAGTGCAGAAGGATCGTTAATAGTACTCAAGATACCCTGAACTTGATCATCATATAGCGGACTGTCTACCCCGCCAACTGGAATACCAGCAGAAATAATTTTTCTTGTTAATCCTGTTGTATCACCTAGACCAGCACATATTATTTGTTTTGCAACGCTACCTGGCTGCTGAAGGCGTAGTAAATCCTGTGTTCCAAAAGAACCCAAGTTTAACATATCATTTGCTGCGCCAGGAAGATTTCTACTAAGTGATGTTAGGCCATAACTTAAAACGTCATTATTATTGCGATAATTTCCGCCTAATCCACCTACACCTGTTCCAAAACGTAGTGCCGATGCTTCACTCACCCCACCAACGATATTATTAGCAAGTCCTGCCATACCAGCAGCCATGCCTATATTATTCATAAAGTTGCCTAACCCGCCAGTGGTAGTTTTTCCAACCATATTATTTCCAACAGTATTAATCATACCTGTTAGTCCGCCATGTGCTGCAAACTGTTGTATCGCATTAGGAAATCCAACACTGTTTTGCAGCACACCACTTAATGGTTTCAATATAGAACCAACTGTTCCGCCAATTGCACCGCCGACTGCTCCGTTAATCATACCAGACAGTCCGCCCTTTAATCCTCCTATGAGGCCACCAGCAAGTGCGCCATTTGCAATGCCAGTAAGTTCGGCAGGTAACACACCAGTTAAACTTGGTAGAATACCACTACCCATCTGACTTAATGCTTGGAATGCACCGCCACTAAGACTGTTTAATGCATTACCGATTCCGCCTGTAATGCCACCAAGTGCACTACCTAATCCACCAGTTAACCCACTAAGTGCGCCACCTATTCCGCCAGTTAACCCACTAAGTGCGCCACCTATTCCGCCACTAAGTGCACCAGTAACTCCACTAAGTGCGCCATTTAATAAGCCACTAGCCTGTCCCATTACTCCACTAAGTGCACCAGTGATTCCAGATAGCCCTAATGCACCAGTAAGGCCACTCAATGCGCCATTCAATGCCATGCCGAGTCCAGACATTAATCCGCCGCCAGCGATTGCAGCTACCATACCTAGTGCACCACCAGCACAACCAGCACCTGTTCCGCCAGCACCAGGATTTTTATTAGCACCTAATGCAGTTGGAGCGCCACCCGCCTGTGCACCCTGCGGTAGCTGACCGTTCATCATTGCCGCTTCTTGTGCACGACGACTTGGATTTGCAGAAAGATTTGCAGTTGCAGCAGCCATTGCATTTGAATCGCCACTTTGAGCAGCAACAATTGCAGGGTCCAGACAGCTACTATTTGGACCATAATTGTATGCAAGACTGGTATATGCAGCTTGCTGTTCAGGTGTCAGACTATTCCATGTGTCGATGCCCATACGATTAGCAATACCTGGGGCGTATACGTTCTGGATTTGATAATCCATTTGCACTTGGGCTGTCGCTGAATCAATCGTCATTCCTTGCGTTACAGGAGTCATTGCTCCTGTTGCAGGATCATATAATTGGTGAACACCGTTTCCTATGGCCCATCCATTAACATCCCAATAAGCATTGAGATTAGTGCCTTCAAATCCTCTGATAACTGTACCTGTGAGGGTAGGGTCTTTTAATACTGCTGTTGCCATGTTTTTACTTCACATTCGTTTTTCTAAATTGTGGTGGAACCCATGTTGTGTCTTTAGGTTCATCAGTGTCTACTTTAATATTTAATATGCCTGGAATTGCCATCGGCACACCAGTTGGAACAAGTTTCTTCAACCCAATCGGCATTGGTCGTAGTGACATATCTTGGTTCTCACCAAAATTAATTCCACCCTCTGCCTTAAGTTGTTCTGTTCCACCTACTCTACCAAAATACTGACGTGCATTTTCTAGGCTATCAGTAACTCTGCTGACATTTGCATTTATAAGTGCACCAAAATTATCAACGGCAGTATTCGGAACAATTTGTCTTATTGCTTCTCTAAAATGATTATCATCATCAAGATCGGTAAGTTTCTTTATCTGTGAACCATTATGTAAATGACGATGCACATGCGCTACATCTGTACCAAAAACTTTGTGATCATCATCAAAATCTTTAATATGATAATTTTTACCGCTACGTATTAAGTTTCCATATCCATTTGAATATGAATCATCTAATGTGCTCATACTATTTGCAGTATTGAAGTTAACATTTCCAATAATATAATTTGAAATAGTTGCTGGTTTATCTGTATTAGTATGAATGGTTGCTGGTAAGTTTACCAATATTCCAGTTACTGGATCACGCATAGGAGGATGATACTGATGCACTGCACTTATTCCTGGGATTAAACCACTGTATGACCAATCATACATTGAACTATTAAGTGTGCTTACATGCTTCATAATATCTGGTTCATCAAATGCTCTACCTGAACCTATTGGAGAACTAGAATTGTATACACGAGTTGTTTTATAGAATTGATTACTCGTAACATTTGATGCACAATTACTTGTTAGATATAATATAGTGTTATCAACAACTAAGTTAACTACGCCAATCAATATATCGCCGCTTGAGTTTGGATTAGTATTTGGCAAGTATAAACTGTCGCCATGCTCCACGTCATTGATAAACGATGTATTATTACCAAATATTACATTTGTTGTAGTATTTGTAGTAATATTACCATTACAATTATAAATTGGGGTCACTGCATTTGCAATAAAAGTTGCATAGTGATACGAATTACTGTTGATTGCAACATTTGCGTTTGCACGTAATACTAAACTTGTATTACTGTTTACATATGCAACATAACCAACAAAAACATTACCGACATTAGCAATAGATGCGCCTGGTCGTAATTGTGTTAAAAACGTTGTTCCTACACCGTAAACATTTGCATTTGAAATGCTGGCAGTAATATTTCCTGCACCATTGACGTAACTTCCTAATGGCATTAATCGATACCTACTTGCACGTCCGATTCAAACGGAATCATAATGTGACCGCAGACATCAAAGCTGCCAAGAAAACCCTGTGGTTTACCGCCAATAATTACGCTTCTGCTTGCTAAAATAATAGGATTTGCTGGGTGCAATCCGTGTGGTGTTACAAAATCACCAAGTCTACTTGCTGGTCTGCCATTTATAAGAACGGTGGGTTCGCCCATAAATGAGACAGCCCCACCGTTATTCATTGTTCCTATTTTTGCTGGAATGGGCATACTAATTCTCCTGTATATTACAGGGAAGTGGCTACCGTCAGTCCAGTGGTTTTTTCCAAATACTGACTAGCCAATTCCTGTTTGGTAGGGCCATACAACGCTACCGCACTCTTATTTAACATTACTGAATTTGACTTAGAAATACTAAACACTGCTGGAACTAATCCAAATCCACCTTGTGGAGTTGAAATAAGGACCAATGGTTTAGTAAGTGCATATGTAGTTTCTGTTTCTTCTGCAACACGGGTGATAATTTCTTCACCTGCAGTTGTCTTAATTGTCATAACTAAATTTTTGTCAAGCGTTTTCGATAATAGCACGTTTTTTTTCCTGTAATTGTGAAGTAGTTGTATCTTTTAGGCCCGTATAGCCTCCCTCTACTAATAGTTTATCACCCCAATAGATTTGTGGAACTGTTTTATGGCCTTGTTCCTTTAACCAATCACGAACTCCTAGTTCGTTAATATCAATTTCTGTATATTCTTCTTTCATACTTTTTAGTAGTGATTTTGCACCATCGCAGTATGGGCAGTTATCTTTTGTGTAGAGTGTAATCATTGATTATTCCTTTTCTATTACTTCTATTTTCCAGTCTTTATTTTTACCTCTTTTACTTGGAGGCCAATTATCATGTATATTTTTTTGAAAAGTTGCAAAACTTAAATTATTGCTATTACAAAACTCTTTTAGTTCTCCGCCATATAACACATATACTTTATCATTATTTGTCAGTTTATAGCAATTACTTAGATAGTGATTTTTACCCGTTGGCATTGTTCTATTTTCTTTAATTTTTTGTATTGTTTCTGGACTATGATGTTTGCCATACATTGGATTATTGCTGCCAGCAGTAAGTTCTCTAAACTTTGCACGAGTTTCTTCACTGTGTTTTTTAGGCCCATAACCACCCCGTTCTTTTTGTAATTGCGAACGCTTTAATCTTTGTAATTCTGCTCCTTCCTTACCATATATTTCTTCGTAAGTTTTTCCTCGGTGGCTTGGTGGTCTTGCTTCTAAACATATGTTGGTTAAGATACCATAAGGTTCATATCCTTTGCGACCATACCGCAATATTAAATCTTCTTCCATTTTATAAGCAAAATTTTCATCAATAATATCTTCTGCAAGATATTCAATTTGTGGTTCTAATCCTGCTTTTCTAATAGCATCAATCTTATTTTCTTTATGAATATTGTCACTTCTTGACATATCCCAAAGATGCGTTTGTGCTCGCTTACCAGTTCCCTTGCCAATATAAAATGGCATATTATTTCTTGGGTCTATAAGTGCATATACATAATACATAATATCTAATTCCTGCTCTTTGTATTTAGCAAGAGATAGAGAATATATATTATTTGTAGTATATTTTTGTGTATTATTTTTTAATTTGGCAAATACATTTAATTTTCTTTTATCGGCAAATGGAGTAATATCTATCAAGTTTCCATCATTGTCCTGCCATACACTATGCAATATTGCTTGATATCCCCACGCACTTTCTAAGAAATAATATCCAAGTATTTTTACTCCCCCATGACTAAGAATATAATTTTTTACATTTGTGTGGCATATATTTTCTTCGCAACTTGCATCAGGATTGACTGGGATATTTCCAAGCCAATCACACCCAATACTGCGAGCAAAATCAGCAACTTCAGTTGTTGATGGTATAAACCAAATCAAAGACTAAATCCCTTGAATGTGTCATTAGAAACATCTTGTTTGGTTCCGCCAATAATATACGAACTTATCTGCGTTTGCTGGGGGGCCACTTGAACATCTGACCCTGCAATCCATTTCTGTGTCCAAGGCAGCGGATTGGTTTTGGTAGGATATGGCTGACCAAGCCCAACAGCTTGCATACGCTTATTAGCAATAAACTCAACGTACTCTGCTAGTAGCTGATAGTTAAGACCAATCATACTACCATCTTTGAACAGATATTCTGCCCACTTCTTTTCCTGTTCTACTGCGTCATTAAACAGCTTTATTGCAGCATCACGACATTCAACTTCAATCTTCTCAAAATCTGGATCATCTTTAGGAAGAAGTTTAAGCAGTGTTTGTGTGCCAGCAAGATGAAGGTTTTCATCACGTGCAATCAATTTAATAATCTTGGCATTGCCTTCCATCTTCTTCAATTCAGCAAATGCCCAACTGCAAGCAAATGAAACATAAAAGCGAACACCTTCAAGAATATTGACACTCATAAGTGCAAGCCACAGTGCCTTCTTATGTTCATAATTAAACCCACCCCAATCAGGTGGATCGAAGTCATCTAGGGTTCTTTGGTTATTCATCGCAATCAACTTATCATAGAGTGCAGTAATATCGCCAGCACAATCAATAATTTCCTGAATGTCCATCATCTCATCAAAAATCTTTGATGGATTAGCATACACGTTACGAATGATATGTGTATATGAACGAGAATGAATTGTTTCACTAAACGTCCATGTCGTAATCCAAGTTTCCAACTCAGGCAGCGAACAGATTGGACCAAATGCTACGGCTGGTGCACGTCCCTGAACACTGTCAAGAAGTATTTGACGTTTTAGATTGCTAGTAAAAATGTGCTGCTCGTGAATTGTCAAATCTTTAAAATCTTTGGCATCACGAAGAATATCAATTTCTTGCGGTTGCCAGAAGAAAGATAATTGCTTTTCGGTAAGTTTTTCAAACTGGCGGTATTTGATAGTATCGTAACGCTGAATACTTACACCGCCATGTGGGTCTAAAAACGCAAGAGATTTAGTATGGTCGCTTTTGTCATTTGCATCAAATACTGTTG